AAGTACGTAACTGAAATTATATATGGTGACGATGATATAAAATCGGTCAAACGTGAAATTACTAGTTGGTTTAATCAACTCACTTTGACCGACGCGCTTGCTTCATTTGGACTCACGTATACAGACGAAGGTAAAACCGGAATAATCCCCAAATTTAAACCGTTGGTGGATGTGGCTTTTCTTAAAAGAAAATTTGTTATTCAAGACGACGGAACTTTCTTAGCGCCTATGGACCTGGAAAACGCATTGGAGATAACAAATTGGATTCGTGGTAAAGCACTCCGAACTTCAACTCTGGAAAACTGTGAACAAGCTATCGCCGAACTCGCTCTGCACCCACAACATGTGTACGAACATTGGAGCTCTCGTATACAGGAGGAACTAAGGAAGGTTGGAATTGCCATCACTGTCCCTACTTACTTTGAACAAAAGCAAGCATACAAGAGTAATCGTGATGGTTATGACCGAGCTGAATATGTTCCTCTTTGGTAAACTCCACGGCCTTGTCCGGGAAGCGTGATCTTGACTAGAGAATACAAACGGGATACTTCTCCTGTCACTGCTGTTTCCTTGCCACCAAAAGAGTGTTGCTGTGCTCTGGTGATACAGCTCCCGACTTTAGGGTGAATAATCATCTACCCCTATCGTATAACATGATTGCTAGTAATTCAGACTCTCAAAGTGGTTCTGTTTCGTATGACCACGACCAAAATACGAAAGTTGATTCAACCCGTGGTAAATTACTTACTGATATACAAATGTCCGCAGAATCTGTACCAATGACTTCATCTGTCACACAAATGGCACTTAATGATACGACGCGTCATGAAATCAAAAGCATTTTAGAACGACCTGTTAATCTTGGAACTTTTGAATGGAAGACCGCTGATGCAGCATTACCAATTCATCTTGCACTATCTGCGTATGATGCGGGTACTCAGCGACATTTGCAACAATTTAACTTCCCTCAAGATATTTTCTCGAATTCTCCGTTGGTAGTAGATAAACTTAAAAATTATCAATATTTTAAATCAGATATAGAAATAGAGGTTAAAATTAATGCACAACCATTCCTACAAGGTGCTCTTATGTTAGTGTATAATCCGTATTTTCATCAAACTGGAGATTTTAGGCGAAAAGGAACAGTTTACCTTGCATCACAGACTTCATGTCCAAATAAAATTGTAAGCATAGAAGAAGGAAATTCTGTGAAATTGATATGCCCGTATGCAAACATATATGATCTTTTTGACTTAGCAAACTCTGATAATCAATTTGGTACTGCCTTTTTGTTTGTATTTTCTGCTTTGCTCGGACCAAATGCTGCAGAAACGGCTAAATATACTGTTTTTGCCCGTTTTGTCAATCCTCAGTTCTTTGTTCCAACTCATGTTGACGTTATGCCCGTAGCTAG